TTTCGACGTTTGCGCTTCCGATCTTTTTTTTTTTTTTTTTTTTTGTAATAAAAACCGCTTACACATACATCCATTGTATGGGTAAACGCGGGGTTTTTCGCCGCGGTACATTATACTTAATAAAAGCACAAGTTTTAAAACGAGTGGGTCAAAATATAATAAAGTACTAAAACGAAAAGGGAAAAATTCCGGGATAAAATCCCATGAAAAACTTTTCATAAATCATGGTGGAACGGGTGTCAACTCATGATTTATCAGAAGTGGGAGGAATCCAATAAAGTAACCTAATTGACCATCTTCACCTAAAGAACGAAATAATCGTTTAATAGATGTGATAGAACCAGTTTCAAAATTGAAGGTAAAATATGTTTTTGGAGTCCAATAAGTATTGGAACGAACTTCGGTTGAAGCATATTGAACATAATTTATACGACTAGGACATTGGTTATAATGTGGTGCAAGAACCTCGACTCCATCTGTTGATTTTGCAAAAGCAACAACAGCAGGAGAAGTCACAGCACTAAGAGGTGCTACAACATTGTTACTATTAACACTGGTATCATTATCAACACCAGCATTAATAATAATTCCAGTTTCTGCACTTGCTATCGGCATAGAGACATGCACAGGTGTATTAACCTGTGTAGGTACTGTAACATCAACAAAAGGACCTTCAGTTGATATCATAATACGCATAGATCCTCTAGCCATAGCATAACCAGTTGCAAAACGCGAATAATAATCAGCGTAAAGTTGTCCAGCTTCATTATCTGGTGCACTAGCACCAGATGAAGCTCCTATAAACCAAGGCCAAATACTGAAAAAGCCGGATGCGCTTATTTCAATAATACTAGTTGCAACACGAGAATATCTACTTAATAATTGTTTTAACGAAGTAAATTTCTCGCCCACACTATATTGAGCTTGATCTATAGGTGAATTCGTAGTAGCATTACCTAACCATTTTGAAATGTTTAGAGTATCTGAATTGAAATTCGATTGAGGTACAAAGGGTTGTGGTGCAAACTGTCTAGGAATAGCAACTTCATAATCTTCAGCAGCTGAAGCATATACTAAAATTTGTATGGTATCAGACACTGTTGGGGGCATACGAAGTTCATTTAACACCATAACTCGTAAAGTACCAATGGACTCACCTACGTAGTTATACGGACGATTTAACATATAAGGCATTTTTAAAACTATTTCGCTAGTTTCACGAATGTCTATTATTTCACGTAAACAATAAGGTGAGGTTGCAATAGTTGGAGTGGCTAAAGTTTCACCAGGTTGAAAAACGACTAACAATCTACCAGAATGGTAATCAGTTTTGACAATCTTAAAATGAATATTTATTCCACCTCGATATTGCTGGAAGTTTTGACTAACATAGGCGAAAGGAGGATAGGCAAGATAGGAATCTGTATACAAACCAGTAATTGAAGTTCCAGCAGAGTATAAATCTGATGGACCAATCTGGTAAGTTAACAGAATTGTTCCTGAAGTATGCCCATTATACCAATCGTGTTTATTAATATAACACTCTCTAGATTTTAAAAAGTCAAAAGACATTTCATCTTCATCGGTGCCTGCAAAACCAGGCAAAATACCGACAGAAGGATCAGAAAATAGAGCTAAAGATTCAGCTTGTGTTTGACCACAAGAATTAGCCATATTTCTGAAAGGTCTCACAACAATCGCAGAATCTACAGAATCTATGTTAGGTTTAGCCCAACCAAAGATTGAAGCAACTTTCCCTGCTAAGTCAGACGCCCAAGTAACGGATTTAGCTAATGATGATAACAATGGAATGCCACCAACAATAGTAGAAACTTTAGATGTTTTTGATAAAGCAGAAGAAATGCTACCAGAACCATAATTAGATGATTCTTGAGAACCAATTGGTCGAGCTTGTGGAAGGAAGGGTTTTGATTGTGGAATCATAGGTCCAGAAAATTCGGGATTCTTGAAGTACAACCATAGAGAACAATCAACATTAACAGGTCCACCAGAACCAGTTGCTAATTGTTGCAATACAGTCACACGAATAGTTCCCCAATCAATAGTAGCCTCAACGAGGTCATACCATTGAGTTGGAGAAATATACGGAATCTCAATTTCACAAACACTATCTCTACAATCTATTTCAACATTAGGCTGTTGAGTAGTCAAAGTAAGATTATGATTTCTAGCTGTTAAAAAGACAGAACTAGTAATCAATGGCATAAAATGCATAATCAAACGACCTTGTTGAAATGGTTGAGCATTTATCACCAATCTAAATACAGCAGTGCCACGAAAATAACGAAATCCTCTAAGCTTTTCAGCAAAGACGGAATTAGATAAATGTGCACTAACTAAACTAGAATGATAATTATGCTCATTCGTTTGGGATGTTGTCCAATAAAAATTGTCTATTTGAATGGGCTTTTCTAAAAAAGCAGCCAATTCAGTTTGAATTACTGAACTCGAACCCAATGTCGAATTGATTGTTTTGATTTCGGGCATAACAGCAGATCTAACTGGAGAATCATCAATAAAGGTGGTTGTACCAGTTGTTGAAATCTGTTGCTCAGAATCAGTTTGAGAAGTATTGAAGTTGCTTTGAGCACCTTCGGGTATAGAAGTTGAATTAGTAGCAAGTAAGTTATTTAATCTAATGCGACTACTTAATCGGCAAAAGACGATTGACTTGTTTGGATAACGGTGTCTCTCCGCCCCATCCAGGACTAAATAGCCCAGGGCAAATGCCTGCAGCAATACATACAATACTTTTAAAGTCAATGATATAGTATTATTATAAGATCACATCAGGACTTTTGTAGGAGCTTGTTTAATGTCTAAGCTAGACGAGGGTATAATTACATATAAACGTCCATTTCACACGCCATTTTACGAAGCATGCGTTGATCGACTATAGTGGGTATATAATTAATGCGTTCTAAAGCTTTCGAACACATTATAGGCATCCACTTGTTAAAAGTAGCCTCATCGTGCAAAGACAATTCTTTAATCATTGTATTAAAAGTTTTCTCGACCTCTTCTTCTGGACTTGTAGATTTTGTCCAATAAGGAGCTTCAAGAATAACCTCCAATTCAATGGGTGCAAGAGTTCTATGCAACCTCCCATCGAAGACAAATCTTCTCTTTAAAAAGGTTACTTCACTTGATGTTCTAAAAGGAACATCAACAGAGGTTTTTGACTCATTAGTATAAGTCATA